CTGGCCTCCAAGAACTGTCTAACACGGACATCGTATTCACATTTTTCAACACAGAAGCCACTACTGCTCAACGCATATGGATTATCGTCAAACAGGGTCTCGTGGCTTGAGGTAAGCATTAAATACTTATCAATGAGAGGCAATAAACTTGGCACGTAACTAGCCAATGGACGAAGACCCACACATTTGCCGCGGCACCAGGCAATGGGGTCGTCTGTCTCTTTCACGGCCGATAGAGTTGTGCCAAACCGATGTATAATTCTACCCGGTTTATACGCCAGCACAATCGCGTCTGCCTCACCCGCTACGGGCCAAAATAAACCACTACAAAACTCTACGTTTGCAATCTCACGTGACAACTTAGTTGTCATCGTGAAACCTAAACTATTATAGAGCATTTGAACTTGGTATTCAAAAGCGGGCCATGGAGATACAATACTATCGCTTTCAACGATTCCTAAAGAGTCGTCACCCATAACAAACACATTAAACTTTTCGATTGAACACATATGCATGACGAAAGTAAACATTGCCCCATTAAGTAGAGTATTGCCAGTTGTGGTATTGTTGCTACCAGAGGCACGACCACCTCTTTTAACATACTTATGCCCACTACTGCTAACTCCAATTAATTTTAGTTGGTTTCTAAGATAATCCAATAACAACTTAGGGCACCCAAACTTAACGTACTGATCTAGCTCAAATTTCAGAGCATTTACATGCACGTGTGAATCCCATCTTGAACCATCCATCTCCAAAAATACTGGCTTTTTATACTGAGCCAACACGCGGACCATAATTTCTCCGACTTGTTGCCCAGTTTTCCCGCCAGTATAAATAACCTTTGACTCCAAACTATCCCAATTTAACTTGGGACCACACCATAGCTCTGACAAACGTTTGTTAAAAGGCTGAATCCAAGGACCAGTGATACAAGTTGAGGTAGGACTACAACTCTGTATTGGTCTAGGGTCAAATTTTTCTTTGACATTTAGTTCAACCTTAACGAACATATCCAAGGACTTATAGTTGGTTGGTTTTTGAAAATCATTAGCCATATATCGCTTATAGGCATTATTGTAAATCCCACGCCGTGAGGGTCTGAATGGGGCGACCCAATCCTCAAACGATATGGGTACAACCTTATCATAACGGCTAAATAATGGGGCAGTAACTTTGAAATAGTTAATAAAAGAATTCCACATAAGAGGATCTGGTTCAGGCGTCGGCATAAGAATTCTAGACTGAATAGACACTATTTCATTATCACTGTCCCTTTCTGGAACAAACAATGGGTAAGATGTGGTAAAACCGCCGGTCTTAAAGGCAACTGGACGACTACTTTTAGTA